TACAGATTGCTTTACAGTTGAAAGGCCAGTAATCTTATTTGGTGTACCATTTAACAATTGGTTTTCAATCCATTTTGCGATTGATTCAGCCATTTTCGCTACAACAAATGAAACAAGATCGAATTGTGAATTATTAACGAGTGACTTAGACACTTTACTTAATGCACCTGCTAAGAAGCCTTTTAACTCAATTGAAGTGAATCTTCCACTTGTAGATTCCAATTCCACAAATTCATCAGCATAAGCCATTTCGATTGTTCCTGCCGATTCATCATAGTAAGGAATACTTAATGATCCAGCAATGTTATAACGAGTTGCTAACTGATAAATTGGTGAAATATCATATACCTTTTGAATGATCTTGTTTGCAATACTAGAAGGAATTACAGCACCGTTTGCCCCTACAGTTAAATTAACATCTGCTCGTTCCTCTACTACACCACGAATGTAATTTTCAAAAGCGCGTGTTTCAGCTTCTTCTTGCGTACGTTGTTCAGCTTGTTTAGCAGGTAATTTTTTATCCAAAGAACGTGCTTCATCCAAAGCAGCGATTGTTTTATCAAGTCCTGCAATTTCGCTTTTAATTTCATCAAATCGATTCGATTCTTGGTCAGTTAGTGCGCGTGTTTCTTCTTTGGCCCCCTTTAGTAAATTATCCATTTCATCTAATAAGTTGTTGCGTTGTTCAACCAGTGACGGCATAGAACGTGTTTCAATAAATTTCTTAATATCTTTTTTCATGTTAGTTTCCACCTTTCAATTTTAAAAGCTCAATTTGTTTTTCATACAATGAGTAATCAATATCTTTTTTAGAACGTGTTTCTTCTGAACGATTTTCAATTTCGGCTTTAAAATCTGCCCCGCGAGTTTCTGAAATTGCCTGTTCTTCCCCGCGAGCTTCAATTGAAGTAGCAACATAAGCTGGCGTTTTATCTAAAATAGACACCTCTAAAAGCTCGATGTCTTCTAAAGTCCGTTTCTGAATGCCATCTTCTCCGTCTTCCCACGATGGTTTGTTATCAATAAAACCAAATGACCAGCCTTTTAGTTTGCCATCTTTCGCCTTTTGAATGATTTCTTCATCAGATACATGAGCAATAGCACGTAAACCGATGTTATCCTCATACAATTGCAAATTGCCCTCTTGTAATGATCCAAGCTTACGGTTTTTGTCGTGATTGAATAATAGATCAACGTTTTCAGCCTTATCCAAAGCTCTTTCGAACGTTTTAGCACGAATTTTTTCTTTAAAACGGCCTCTTGGTGAAGGTAAAACACGACTTTCACGCTCAACAGCATTTACGTAACCATCAAGCAACACTTTATTTTCTCTAATTTCAATCCTCAATTTCTTCACCTCCCTTCTCAGATACCTGGCCACCTTCTGAAATATCAGCAGTTTTATTTGTATTTGGCGTGTAAATTGTCTTTGTTTTTGGATCGTATAAGACATCTTGCAAGCCCAGCTTAATGAAATCTAAACCAAGTGGAGGCTGATCTTCTAAATATCGAACCTCATCAATCTGCATCCAGCCAGTTTTAATAGCAATTTCATAAGCTTTATAGCGTTTTTCAATGTCACCTTTGATTAGCTCTTTCATATCAAAAGCAAAATAAAAAGACTGCTCTTTTTCCGATGGAAGAAGCAAGTCCTTGTTCAATGCCGTTTCAATTGCTCGAATAATCGGCAGTATGCAATTTTTAATAAAGTTTGTATGCACTTCTTCATTGGCCGAGCCATCCAAAATGCTATCAGGTACTTTAAAGAGTTTATTTATTTCGCTTGAATTGGTCTTTTTGTTTTCATTCAGCTGCATTTCAACCGATGTACTCGATGCCTCTTTGAAATCCAAGCCATTATTTAATACAACAATATTCTCTGTATTGTTCTTGTATAAATTGTTCCAGGCTTCTTTTAATTCCTTAATTGCATCCTTTGACAATCGGCCCAATGACTTCAAGAAACCTTTTTTATTACCGCCAGTTTTAACAAGTGAGTCCTCAAAAACAAGCGTATTGTACGCAACTGATAAAATTTTATTGTGATCCTTTATAATTCCACTACCTGTTACCCCATCTTTAGAATTTCGAGCAATTTTAATAAACTCAAATTCCCGATAGTTCACACCATTAACAGAAATATCATAGCTTTTAAATATTGGATCAACACCAACTAACACCGATACATTTCGATTCTCAACATAATGAAGACTTTCAACATCATTTCTTTTTCGGTTGATAAATACATACCCTGCG